TGTAGTACTCAATTTTTGTATAGCCATGTGGCCATAGCTTTTTTAATAATTGAGTAGTTAATTCAATACCTCTTGAAAGTAATGCATGGAAATGTATCCGCCCCTGCTTTTCCATCACATAGATATATTTACAGATTGTCTTCTTTTTATTAAATAAGTCTCTTACCTTTCTAAAGAATTTTCTTATCATCTCTTTTGCATCTAATTCATCTTCCTCATTCTTAAATGTAAGAGTCAGATAATAATCATCAGCCTTAAAATTCATATCTATTAGCAGCCTTAATTGTTTTTCGGCCACTCTTAAATTATTTTTCCTTATAGTCTCCGGTGTTACTTGCTTTCTTTCACTCCTTATTTTTCTTCCTGGTTTTCCATAGTATGAATTTCCTGTAATATGATCTGATACTTCAATCATATTTACAGATTTTATTGTCGTCCTTTTTCTCATTTAGTTATCACCTTATGTTGAGTTGTTAATGTATCTATCTAGTCTCACAAAATAGCTATAAAACCGCTATTTTACTAGACTTTTCCTACTATGCGTGATATACTAAACATGTAAGGTTTTAGTTATCACATAACTTTAATGGCCGTGTTTCCCGACACGGTCATTTTTCTTTGTCAAAATTACAATGCCAATCACCTTGAGACTTTGTTAGGTATTGGCAATTACTGCAGCAATCCATGCATATCAACTGTTTATGTCTATGACATACTACAGCATGCTTGATTGCTTTTTTACATTCCGGGCATGTATTATTTAGTGCTTTCTCATACCATTTAGTACTCATATCCATGCCTTTCTTTTAGTATTGTTTGTAAAACTTTTCTGTATTCTCTTGGATGTGATCCAGCGTGAATTTTAATTCTATGGCAATGCCAGCATAAGCAACATAAATTTTCTATGTTATTTTTCCCTCCTGCTGACCTATATTTGATATGATGGACCTCTTCATAATGCGCCCCACATAAAATACATTTTCCGTGGTCTCGCTCTATTACTTTCGGCCGAATTTTCTCCAGCTCCATATCATTCTTTTTCTTATTTCTACTTTTCTTGCTTAATGGCTTCTTTGAAACCAGTCTTGTTTTGGCTCTTAATGGTGTCCTTTTAAGCATTTTTATCCCAGTCCCTAGCTATTTGGGCCTCAACTAATCTACAATCCAATTTATAAATATTGATGGCTTCCGTAGCACTGGCATAGAGTGTTTTAGCTACATCCCGTTCATATCGTAATTGGCTGATAACCTCATCACCATTTACCAGTTCCATAATTAGAGATACTTTTTCTCCATTATGTTTTGCCTGTAATATAGCTTTACGTTTTTCAACCCTATATTTCCGTTCTGCTGCTGCTAACTCTATGCCTCGCTCTTTGGCTATCGTAAGGGCCTTATTTAAATCATCCCTTCGTTTATTTAGATATGGTAGTAACTCCCAACTGTCTAATTGCTGCATGCTGCTTCCTTTTTATTTCCTTAATTTTCTTGTTATATAGCCATAATCGTTTAGCTTTTTGTAATAAATAAATCCCAACAGAATATGCTGCTATATTAACTACATTAAAAAGAACATCGCCCCATGACTGTGCAAATTCAATGCCCCCATACAATCCAAATACAATGACTCCAAATAACCACTGTATCCCTGTAATGAACTTATCCATTTTTACTTCTCCTAAACCTTTAACCATTTCATGTGTTGCGAACGCATCCACATTTCAAATTTATCTACATGGACCAATGTTTGTTGTGGTCCAAGTTGCATACAGATTTCATTGAACTTACCTTCCTTACGGATCATGTCAATTCTTCTATAAATGTACATTTTGCTACGTCCCCATATTTTAGCTAGTGTACTAATGGGAACATATTTGGGTTTAATAGTATCCATAGTTATCCCCTTATTGTTAATATGTTATGTTCTATCAAATGTTTTTTATGGTGAATTGGTTCTACTTTGATTGCCATATATCCACCATCATTATGTAAGTATCGTTTGTAATATATTGGTTGTTGTTTAATCTTTTTCTTTCGACCCATTTTCGTTTGATATCCTCCTTTAATATTCTTTTCACGTTTGTTTCATTTTTATTAATAAGTTGTTGTTATAATCGCCTTAGAAAGGAGGTGATTATAATGTCAGTATTCTTAGTAAGTTATGATTTAAATAAGCAAGGTCAAAATTACACAAGTTTAATCAATGCAATCAAAACATATGATGGCTACATTAAGTGTTTACACTCTCAATGGCTAATTTCTACGAATAAAAATGTTGATACAGTTTACACTCATTTAAAAGCCAAAATTGACAATAACGATTCATTGTTTATTACCCAAGTAGTAAATCCTTATCAAGGATATCTCTCTAAAGAAGTTGTTAATTGGCTTAATAATGCACAATTATTAGGACATATTCCTACTATTTAAAGGTATAGATTGTATGTGTGATATGCCTAAGCTCTAAGTACAAGTGATATAACAAAGCTATTTCAAATGTACTTGAAGAATCTCGTTAATAGCACCATTTCTTGATTTACCTATTTTATTTATTAAGATATCAATAAGCTGAGCCTTGGCATCACAAGGCTCTTCTTTTATTTGTGCCTCTTGGCAATTCTGATTTACATTTATAATCTTACTTAGGGTATTTACATCAGCTTTATTTGCTACAATTTTTGGCATAGTTTTTGATTTATTAGACATACTTAGTTGTGCATATTCTAATTCAATGTATGCATAGATTAATTCTGGAATATCTTTACTAGATCTAATCCCAGTCTTTGTATCTAAACGCTTTAAAATATAATTTTTTAATGTTCTTTGAATTTCTTTCATATGTATTACCTCTACTAAATAAATCCCTCTCATTTTATGCTCATCTCAAAAGGAGGCCATTATAATGGATGATTATCAAACATGGTTAAACTATATTATTCCTTTAGTTTCGATTTATATTTCTCATTACTTAGGTACAAAATTGGCTTCTAATAGATCACAAGATGCATATAAAAAACTTAGATATGAAAAGGCTTATGTTCCATTTATTCAGTCTTTGTATCGTGGTTATATGTTTGACACCAAATATATCCCCATAGGTCTAGAACAAAGAAGTTACTTCCTTGATTTACTAAGTAATAACATGCAATACTACGGACCGCTTGTTTTGAAAAGTTACCCTGCTTTTTATCGTGCCTATCTTGATATGCTAGAATATGAAGCAAATAATTTTGGCTTTGATTCTGCTCCACAAAATTACATTCGAGAATTTAAAACTATTTCTAATGAACTATTACTAGAAGCGACAGCGCTAGAATCACATTTAAAATTGCCAGGATTAGCTTTAACATTCCAAATGGTTCGTTCCTCTCATGCCAGAAGTAACAAGTAGCAATTGCGCTCCCATTCATCCATATTTGAAGTAATATGTCTTTCATTTCATAGTTCCTTTCTTAAATAACTACTTAGAGTGTTCTGCTTTCTGTGGAACACTCTTTTTCATTTGTATTGCCTCCTTTTGATGTCGCATATTATGCGACCACATCGGTAAAAAAAATATTATTAATATCATCGTATGTTAGAGATAATGCCTTAGCGATTTTTTCAACATCTTTTACTGTAAAATTCTCCCCGGATTTATTAAGCTTTCTATAAACTGTTGATCTATCAATACTAAGGATGTTAGCCAACTGAATAATAGAAATATCTTTTTCCACCATTTTTGCTTTTAGTTTTCTGATGTTCACCATTTTCATCCTCCTTTCTCTCACTTGTCGCTTATGTGCGACTTTCTTTATCTAGATATTACCCCATTATAAATTGCATGTCAACAACATTTTTCGCATTTTATGCGATTTTATAGTTTATTTAAAAATATTTGTTGCATTTTTGCGAATTGTATTGTATTATGTAATCAAAGAGAAAGTGAGGTTATCGCATGAGAATTGGAGAACGTATTAAACAACGCAGGTTAGAGCTAGGATATACTGCAGATACACTAGCTAAAATGTTAAATAAAAATAGAGCCACTATATATAGATATGAGAATGGTGACATTGAAAATATGCCAATTGATGTACTTGAGCCTTTAGCAAAAGCATTAAACACTACACCAGCATATTTAATGGGCTGGTCTTCTGAGCAATCTACTAAAAAGAACCCAAATGCTCAAACTTCAACAAATATGTCTGTAAATAATAGTAAGGATGAGCGTGATATTCAAAAAAGATTGCAGTCTATCCTTGATGACCTAGATAGTAGTGCTGCCCTTTCTTTCTATAATGGCGACCAAGAAATGGATGAAGATACTAAAAATTTATTGCGCATTTCCTTAGAAAATTCCATTCGTCTTGCTAAAGAAAGAGCTAAACAAAAATTTACCCCAAACAAATATAAAAATAAGTAGGAGTTCTTGTTGTGGATATAAAAGGGATTGTTAAAAGATTAAAGAAAAACCACAATACCTGTGACCCTTTTAGAATTTGTGAGGATCTTGATATTGTGGTTCGCTATGAAGAATTAGGGGAAATCCTAGGATTCTATGATGTCCATTTTCGCATGAAGTCAATCCATCTAAATGCTTCTATGCCAGATGACATACTTCCTTTTGTCTGTGCCCACGAATTAGGCCATTCAATACTACATCCTAATGTTAATACCCCTTTCCTACGAAAGCATACATTGTTTTCTATTGATAAAATCGAAAGGCAAGCTAATGCTTTTGCGGTAGAACTATTACTGCCAGATGAGTTCTTAGATGAGTGTTCTGATATTAACTTTGCTACAGTAGCTAAAAGTAATGGTATTCCTGAAGGCTTAGAAATATTAAAAAATCAAGTGAGGTAATATGACTAAACTCTATACGTCTTTAGTAAAAAAATATGTTCGATTCACAAATGCCTTAAATGAGACAAACCTAACCAATTATAATCGCTTCATAAAATGGCTATATAACTTTATTCATTTAAAAGCAAATGAACATAAATTTAAATCTACATTTCTACCTAAATATGAACAAGGTCAAATCTTATTCCTTGATTTTGGTTGTGGTATTGGTAGTGAATTCAGCTATCCCCATTATGCAGTTGTAATTAACAGTGATGATATGAAGAAAAACCCTATTATTACTGTTATGCCACTCACCTCAAAAAAAGCTAAACATAATGTTCTAATGACTTGGGAGCATGAGCTAACACGTCCTGTTCCATCACTTCTAGCAGAAAAAGCCTTTAACAACTTTGACCTAGATAGTGAGGATTATAAAACGCTTAGATTAAATGTTATTGAGCTAATGAATCATAAAAAAGATTACACTGATGATCAGTTCAAAGAAAAATTTACAAGCCTTGTTAATAAAGGTGTTGAACTTATAGTATCTACCAACCAAGATATTATGACCTTTAGAGATAAAATGAAAGAAGGGAGTATTGTAGAAACAAATCACATCCGTACTATTGATAAAGCTCGTATAAAATTCCCTGATAAACGTACTCACCCATTATATGGTATTCGTATTAGTGATTCAGACCTTGCAAATATTCTATATTTACATACAAGCCATACACTTCCTAAAAACATTGACAAGTTAATAGAAGAGAACGTATAATATAAATACAAATTGGGCTTGATTCCCAAAAAACAATTTATACCTTGTCAGCAATGACAAAAAGCAAAAAAGCGTTCTCTAATGAACGCTTTTTTTGTTATCTAAATCAGAATTGAAATCTTCAATATACCATGCTAATATTATGTCATAAGCGGTTCCCCGCATTTACTAACATGCTAGAAGGCACATGACATAATTCGATGATCATGTGCCTTCTCCTTTTCTATACTCCCCAAATAAAAATCCCCCACCCTGCGCCAACAGGATGAGGGAAAAATCAATGACAGGACCTAGGGCCCCGCATCAATCTCACAAATTGATTATATCACGCCCTAGGTGTATTTCCCATACCCAAGGAGCGTGATTTTTTATGTGGTGTGAAACTGTAACTACCAAAGCTGGTGTTACTAAATATAAATTCCAAGAACGCTATATAGATCCGTATAGCGGTAAAACAAAAAGAATATCTGTTACCTTAAATAGTAATAGTAGGCAAGCATATAAAATTGCACAAGCTGAATTACAAAATAAAATTGACTTGGCCACTAATACAGATATTGCCAAGGACATGACATTGAATGATGTTGTATCTGAATATTTAGAATCAAAGCGTGCTTTTAGAAAGTCATCTACTCAATATAGTATGGATAATTTACATAAGCAGGTTATTAAATGGTTCCCTACTGACATATTATTATCCAAACTATCTCCTTATATTATTCAAAGTACGTTTGATAAATTTGCTTGCCAATATTCATACAATTATACTAAGCTTGCTCTTAGCCTTATTAGACAATCATTAAAATATGCACGGCGCATGGAGTATATCCGTGATATTTCATTTTTAGATAATATTGAACTTCAAAAACCTGTAGCAGATGTTGACCGTATCAAAAAACAACGTTCTAAATTTTTAACTAAAGATGAATTAAAAGATTTGCTTACACAATTGGATGAAATTAATCATCATGTATCGCTCTTATGTGAGTTTCAAGCATTAACTGGTCTAAGGTTTGGCGAAATGGTAGCGTTACGCACTCAAGACTATGATATAGAAAATGCTGAAATAGATGTAAATGCTACTTTATCTAATCGTGGTAGCTTTTCTGACCCTGCCATGCGATTGCCACCAAAGAATGTTCATTCTATCCGTAAAGTAAAATTGGATGCAAGGGCCGTACAAATTATTAATCACTTTATAACCGCTAATCAAGCAAGGCGATTATGGAAATCTAAATTTGCTGACTTAGGATATATCTTTGTTACTGACGGTGGTTTACCATATGATCTTCATTATGTAAATCGTACTATTAAAAAACTTGGTTTTCATAAACCAGTAAGCACGCATACATTTAGACACACACACATAAGTATATTAGCAGAGTCTAATGTTCCTTTAAAAGCAATTATGGAAAGGGTAGGACATCATGAACCACGTACTACACTTGCTATTTACACCCATGTAACTGATGAGATGCAACAAGAAGTTAATGTTGCAATTACCAATATGGGAAAAATACTTTCAGCCAAATAAAAAAATAAACCGCCTAGGCTTATTAGCTTTGGCGGTTTATTTCTACAACACACTTTATTCTTAATTTGATTATAACATAGTGACTTATAAATGCAATAGAAATTAATTCTATAGTTAAATAAAAATATGCCACCGCATCATATACAATGGCATTTATAATCCTCATATAAAAGGGGCAAATATTTCTAATTTAGAGGGGCAAAAAAGGGGCAAATTGTCGTTACAATGCGTTACAATTTGTTATTATTCCCTTTCTAAATTGTTAGATAATTACTGCTTGCGTTACAGTTTGTTATAATGCGTTATAATCTGTTAAACAGTAAATAGAAATGGTGCGGTTGGCGGGACTTGAACCCGCACGAGCGTTAGCTCACCACCCCCTCAAGATGGCGTGTCTGCCATTCCACCACAACCGCATGGAATACAAATGGTGCCTCAGGACAGAATCGA